GCCGTGCTAATGCCATGCTCTGCAATAATTTCGGCCATCTTTTCGGCATGATTAACACCGGTACAAAAGATCAGCCAGGATTTGCGCTGGCGGCCATAGGCTAGAATTTCAACTAATACCATTCTTGCCAGGGCGTCATTATCGGTCAGCGCGTGCAATTGATCGGTTTTGTAATCACCCGCCCTGGTGTTAATTTCTGAAAGATCGAATTCATTATCCATGGCCTTTGGCACCAGGGGCGATAAATACCCATCGTTAACCAGGCGCATAACGTCAACGTCATATGCCAGGTCGGTAAATAATCTATCATCACCATCAATGAGTGAACCAGAGTTAAGCCGGTATGGTGTCGCTGTTAATCCCACGACGCGGATTTTAGAATTAATCACGCCCATGGTTTTTAAAAATCGTAAATACATTCCCATGCCCGATTTTGGAACCAAGTGGCATTCGTCGATAATGATTAGATCAATATGGCCAATTTCGGTGGCTCGTTTGTGGACCGATTGGATACCGGCAAAAATAATGTCGTGGTCCGTATCGCGTCGGTTTAGCCCGGCCGAATAAATACCCGCCGGGGCGTCAGGCCAAAGCGTCATTAATTTCTCGTAATTTTGTGAAATCAATTCTTTTACATGGGTTAGCAAAAGCACTCTTTGCCCTGGCCATTGCTGAATTAATCCGCGTATAAATTCGCCGGCGATCACCGATTTACCGGCCGCCGTTGGAAGCACCAGGATAGGGTGCCCGGTCGCGTTTTCTTCAAAATATGAATAAAGGGCGTCGATCGCATCCTTTTGATAATCGCGTAATTGCATATTACCTTCCCGTATAAAGGGGCTGATACCCTGGCTTCTCAAAACCAAAGCGCGTGGTTAAAAATGGGCAATAACTTCCACCGGCTTTTTTCCGCGCTAAAGCCTCGGCTTTTTTGCCAGAACGTAATAACTTTTGTATTACTAAATCAGATATCCCCAAGCGGTGGGCCTTGCTCATTACAGCCTGTAACGGCCGGCCCATTTCTTTTGAAATCACGCGCACGGTTTTTAAGTGGTAGTTATCCTGGAGGTAAATCAACTCGTTTTCGCTCCACATTCTGCGTTCCCTTGTGCTAATCATGTTTTGCTTTTCCTCCAATTTTACCGGTTAAAAATGGGTTAAAATGTGCTTGAAAAAGATCGTTATAAACAAGATCAAACTGCGATTCTTTACTAAAAATCAAATTGCACCGGTTGTGTATTGCGGCCTTAGATCGTCCTAGTTCTTTGGCTAAAGCAGCGGTTGGCATTTTTCCAACATTGGCAGCCAAATAACTATGATCTTTTTGCGACCAGCGTTTTTTCGAGCCAACCTTTGCAATGCCAAGCCTTAAAGCCCGATCTTTTATTGCACCTTTAGTGCGGTCCATTTCAACAGCCAATAACTCGTTTTTTAAAGTGCTGTAACTTTTTCGTAAATAATTATCTTCTTTTTCGGTCCATCGTTTTAAAGCCATCATTTCTCGACCCCAAATTCCATAAATGCTTTGATCACTTCGGCCGCGACTTGCGGGACAATGGCGTTACCCGCTCCCCGCAATATGCCCACTCTATTGGATACCCCATCAGCCAAAGGGAAAAGCGCGGGTTCAGTGGGGGCTGGACGGGCCTTTCCGTCCCGGCAATAGATGAATCTGCTATCAAAAAAGCCTGAGTTGGTACGCTGTCCGTTCTCACTCGACCCGTCGGGCTGCCGAATATGTAATTTTCCATGTTCCCCGTGCATTTGTAGTCTCGCGTCGTCGGCGTGGCCCATGCTCCCATTTCCACCGTTGAAGCTATCGCCCCAAGCCCGTTTTGATTGTTCTCTCGGTAACGGTTGCACGCTTTCGACCCGTCCGAAAACATCGGTGTTGGCCAATTTGTTAGCGACGTACCACAAGCGATCTCTTTTTTGCGGTGCGCCGATGCTACAAGCTGGCAAAACTGCCATTGCGCTGGAGTAGTTTTGGTTTTCCAAGTCTGTTTGTAAATCATCGAACCATCCGTGCCTAATTGCGCTTGCAACTTGTTCGCCAAAGACTGTTGGAGGCGCTTGCTCTCTAATGAGATCGAAAAAGGCTGGCCAGAGGTGTCGTTCGTCGCTGGTTCCTTTTTGATTTCCAGCAACGCTAAATGGCTGGCAAGGTGGTGAGCCGGTCCAAACAGGTCTATCGTCTGGCCAACCGGCAAGTCTAAGGGCAATTGACCAGCCGCCAATTCCAGCGAAAAAGTGGCATTGGGTAAAGTCTGAAAGGTCACTCGGTATGATTTCGGTAATGCTTCGCTCATCGACTACTCCAGGGGCTATTAATCCGTCTTTTATTAATTCCCTTAACCAATTAGCGGCAAAGGGGTCAAACTCGTTGTAATAAGCGGTCATTTACTTTCGTCCTTAATAAATTCACCATTAAAGGTGGCGCGCAAGCTATCGGCTCCAGGGTCGCCCAAGAGGGCAGCCGGGGCAGATTGCAATTCATTGCTGGTATATGATTTATCGCCTTTTTCGCCATTGTAAAATTCCACGCCATCAATCTTTTTGTACTTAACCCAATTATTAGGGGCATCCATATCCACCATTTCATGCGGAACTAGGTGATGGTTGTATAAGTGTTTTTTGCACCCGGCGCGCTGGTCGTCGGTGCTGATTGGCTTATCATGAAAAAGACAGCGCCACCCGCCTTGGTCCATATCAACATGGGCGTGAATACACGTCCGGCAATTCACCTGGGGCAATTCGTCACGGTGGCACACGTCTTGGTGGTCGCAGAATTTGCATTTGAAAAAGTCTTTTCTGGTACTTATGCCAGGCGGTGGCTCGTCGGTTGCAATGATCGTCCGGGCCTTTTCGACCAGCGCCAAAGCATCCTCCTGGTTATATTCAAATCTTTCGGTATACAGTTCGTCGGTGTCTTTACTGACTGCCATATACATGGCGCGCTCTAGGCCCAAGCCGTGCATATAAACTTGCATTTGGGCGTAATGTTCCGGCTTTGATTCGCGCACGCCTTGCTTTTTGAGCAGCGCAAACGATTTATGGTTATGGGTTTTAAATTCCAGTAAATGGGCTTTGTTAGGTGATTCTGGCAGCCCTTTGGCCACCCCGTCACAAGAGCCAGCAAAATGGCCGCCGTGCCAATTTACGGAAAATTGTTTTTGATTTTGATCTACTGCCCAGACTTGAACATCAATCGACATAAGATCACGAATAAAATAATTCTCCTCGTCGTGGCCGCGCTTAAATAGGCGCAGCACGCGCCCAGGGAAGTTGGGCACGGTGGCCCAGCGGAAGCCATACCACAGCGCCCGGTTGCACTCGCGGCCGATCATTGATGCGCCAAGATGGGCGCGGCTTGATTCAACATGATTGGTTTCAAACTTTCGATAAATCGTTTCGATCGTGCTGTTATACGGTTGTGGTATGGTCGCCATTACATTATCCCCAGGGTGGCGCGGCAACAGTCGCGGTTGGTGGTGGAGTCGGTCGGCCCATCATTGGTGCAGCCGTGGGTTGGTTAGCGGCAGGAGTAGTAAATGACACATCATTAGATGGCTCATATCCGTCGCTCTGGCTAATTTTTAAGCCCATCACAAATGGTTTTCCGTGCATTTCGTTAGTGTCGCCAAATTTAGGCGGCAGCCCCAAATTGCTCAATAATATGGCCAAATCTTTGCGGCCACGGTCTTGGGTATCAGGGTTGGGGTTGACAATATTTAGGCGGTGCCAAACTTTGCGATTAACATATTTGCCGTCTAATACCTGGCAAACAAGTTCTAAGTATTTGCCGGTGCCAGCTTTTGTGTCTTTAATCGTTGATTCAATCACCATGGCGTTGTATTTGCCTTGTGGTAATGGCTCAAAACCACGATTATCGGACGTGTCAATACCTGTTGCATCAAAAGAAAATTGCATTTTTACTACCTTTTTTAGTTACGGATTTTTGTGGCAATGTTTGCCAGGGTGGGGAATTCATACGGGTCTAATTTGCCTGATCGGTCTTTAGCTTCGTATTGAATATCGCGTGAAGTTTGAAGGGACCGCTCAATAACACCATCGGCGTTTTTGGTCAGTCGCAAACAAAAAACTTCATCAAAGAAATAAGCCAACGATTGCGCTAGGCGTGCGCCAGGCATCGAGGGCATGAAGAGTAGGGTATTGGCATGATCGTCGTTTACCCGGTCCATTTTGGCCGTCATAACCACGTTAGTTTTTAGATCGCGGAACGAGCGAATAAGCGCCGTCATTTGATCTATTAGGGCACCATACGCCTGGCGAGGGTCTTTTGTTTTTTCCTTTTCACTAATTAAAACGACTTCTGCAATTTCGCTTATTGAGTCTAAACAGACCCATTTATACGGGTGGTCGCCTTTGAGGTGCGCGTAAATTTCAAAAACGTCATCTAGTGACGTTACAACGCAAATATCCACATGGTCGGCGTGTTGGATGGACAATAAGCCACCCTCGGCGCTGATGATTAGCGTTTTTTCACCTTCGGGGGCAGTGGTACAAAATACCGTTTTGCCAGCGCCAGCGGGGCCATATATCAAAACCTTAATGCCGTTTTGCAATGCTGCATCTTTGGCGCTTATTAATTTAATAGCCATTACGCTGCATCCTCCACAAGCTCAACGGTAACAGCGACTTTTGCTGGCTTGGCGATTACCGCCCGGCTAATTTCGTTGTAATATTCCGGCTCGTTTAGTTCGATGTGGCGTAATGCTTTCACGTCAATGGTGGGTTTGTAGCTAAATACTTTGCTTAAAATCGCTTCGGGCATTTTCTGTTTAAGTAGGTCCAGCGCGTCGAAATCAATTCGACGGGTGACTTTGCCAACCGTTTTGATTTTAAAATACTTGCCAGATTCGCTAGTCGTTCCTTCGTCTTTAACGCCAGCTAGATCAATAATGTGAAGTTCGGCGTTTAACACTTCTTGTTTGATTAACTCCATTCGGTTTTTTGCCTCCTGGAGTGTAAAAGCCGCTTGGTCAATTTCTGTGGGTGAGTGCATATTTTTTCCTTTAAATTAATCCGACTAACATTTGGCCCGCGATTAGGACCGTTAAAAAAAGTAAAGCCTCGCTCATGATAAAACCCCAACAAACCACCAGACCGTACACACGACGAAAATGGCACCGCCTAATAAGTTAAATAACAAACGTTCTGTTTTGGTGTTTTGCATAGCAGTTCCTTTTTAAATGTTCGGTTTCAATAGCATTTCTAATAAAACTAATGTTCGGTTTCAATAGCATGAGGGGCTAAAAAAACTGGCCTATAAAGTTTTTATGCTAAAAATCAGCAATCAACCTTGGCCAGTTTGTTTTTTTACCTTGTTTATTATCTTTAATATCGTTTTTTCGTCAAATTTACAGATTAAATCTAAGGCTAAAACGGTATTTTCATCTGTTAAATCTAGTTTTTGTGATATTCCTTTCAAAGTTTTAATATCTGAATTAAATTCCATTAATTGTATATCCTTGTTTTGGTGTAAGTTTTACTTACAGATCAGAATATACACAAACACCGATTTGGACGCAACAGCATTTGTAAATTTATTACAAATTATCATGCCTAAACTAAAAAATTAGGAATTATTCCTAGAAACATTTAAAACAACCAGGCACAAAAAAACCCCAAAAAAGGGGCTTTTTCTTATTTTTAATATTATTCGTAACTATCCATCATCATGCGAATAGCGGTTATCTGTTCTGGTGTTAATTCACCAAGTCTATGGCTAATCGCTTCTATATCTTTAATTGTCTTTCCAAAGTTTTCGGGCATTGATCGGTCATTATCATCCATTAACCAGTGCAAGGGGGCACCAGTGACAATGGCTAATTTTCTAAGGCGGGTTCGGGTTGGTTCGTTTCGGACTTCTGGGTCGTTTGATTCCCACAAGCTAACAGCCGGGCGCGATACGTCCAGCACGTCAGCTAATTGTTGTTGGGTCATTTTTACATGTGATCTGGCAGCTTTTATTTTGTGGTGAAGAACATCTGAATTTTTAGGCATTGGTGTTCGCTCCAGTTGGTGGGCCGTTAATCTCGTCATTGCTTCCCTTCATTATTCGTGCCCAAGTATCAAGCAAACGAGTAAATCCAAAAATTTGTATCCGAGCATATTGTGGCATGATTGATGACATGCAGTCGGTGAATATAAGGTGCCAGGAATAGTTTTCGCGCATCCAGGCCAATTTCTTTGCGCGATTGTTCGGCAAGTTTTCAACTGTTAAATTTTTATTAGTGTTTAGCATATAGCCTCCAAAGGCATGATTGCCTTGTGGTGCAATAGTATACCCAGACTTAATGAATGTAAAGTTATGCTTACCAAAGCTGATAAAAATAACCAAGCGCGCTTTTAGAACTTTTTACACAATGGTAATTAAAACTTACAATCTGTTCAAATCAAGAAACGACAGATTAGAGTTTTAATATCATGGCGAGAAAAAGAAAAGTATTAACTGGCAAAGACAAAATGGCAGATTTTACAAAATCAGCGATTGCTTTTGCGGGTGGTCCAGCCGCTTTAGCTCGGCACATTCGCGCTGAAGGGCACACCATTACCACTCAAGCAATTAGTCAATGGGAATTAGTTCCTGGTGAGCGGGTTTTATTGGT